CTCATGCTGCCTGAAAGCTGTGCCGCTGCGTCGTCCCACGTAGGCTTGGTATCTGCCGGTGTCTGCGTATCCGGTTGCGTATCTACCGGCTGGTCAACGGGTGTTTCGTCAATAGGGGCTGGGGTTTCAGCTTGGTTTTTAGCCATTGTGTTTTCCTTTCGTTAACGTGGTGCGCTAAAGTTATATCTCATGTCCGGCGGGGCGTTCGGGGCCGGGGCCATGGACGGGTCTACCGGTGTCATATCCGGCGACATTTGCTGGCTGACTTTCATTCCGTAGTTTTTAAGGTGGTCGTCAACGTGGTCCTCGTACAGTCTGTCGATCTCAGGGTGTTCCTCCAGCAAACTTTCGTATTCCGCAGTCAGCCTAAAGTCGTTGTGTTCGCCAATATGCACGATATCGTCGTCAAACTGCCTTATAATAGGAACCTCGCCGGTCGCCATGGCTTGGTTTTCGCGTTTTGCACGGGCCAAATGGATGTCGCCCTCTTCGGCAAACATTTCCCAGTTCCCAAATTCCATCATTTCAAATATTTTCGCCTTTGCCTCATTGGAAACCTTGCCCGTATCGGAGTCAATGAACATTCCGGCGTTCATAAGCTCGATAACTTTCTGCCGTAATTGGACCAATTCGCCTGCGCTAATGGGTTCAGGCATAATTTCCACGTCGAAAGACGTTAGGTCGTTGCCAATGAACTGAGAAATTTCAAATTCCGCGTTTTTGCCCAGCGACTTGACTATTCTGGGGTATCTTACGTTGTCGTGGTAGAGGATAAGCATATTCTGGACTAAATTCGTCCAAAAATACTGCGCCTCCTCGGACTCTAAGCCTATCCTGTTGTCGTCCTGTTCCTGTAATCCGGCCAATGCGGAGGCGGCTGTTATGTTTCCGGGCGCGGCGGAGGTCTTTGCAAGCTGTGAAACGCCGGAAAGACGGTCAAGTTCGTCTAAAGTGTCTTGGTTGTTCCTGATAATTTCGCCGGGGAATGGCGGTGGGTCAAGGAATCTAAGAGGAGGACGGCCCGGCCTGTATCTCACAGGGCTTCCGGGGCCTATTCCGTAAGCCATTATCTCTTCTTCGTCAGTTAAAGAGCCTTCCTCGAACTGCGGAACGGCTATTGCCAAGCGGTTCATATGGTCGGCTATCCTATTCTTGCCGTGGTTGAACGCCCTCTGGACGGGTATCATTCTCTCAATGACCGACCGACCGAAAAATCCGTCTGTCATAATGGACTGCTGCGCCTCAAAGGGTAGTTTGTACTGCCCGTCTGCGCCCAATCTGTCGGGCAGGTCGCCGTAATACAGCAAGTGCCTGTCGGTGCAGATAATCAGCCGCCCGAAAACGTATTCCGGGGACGGAAGCTCCCATTCCTCATAGACTTTCACGGTGTTGTGGACGGTTTCTACCGATAGGATATTGCCGTAAAGCCGTGAACCCATGCCGCCGTAAGAGCGTTCGTCGGTATTGACGACCTTAAAGGTCTCGTTGTCCTCGCCTTTTTCAAGCACCCCCCATTTCTCATTGACAATTGACGGGGAAAGTAGCTGCACGTGCATTATCCGCCTTTGCGAGTCGCAGGGTAAGGCTAAGTTTTCAGGGAAAATTTCAAACGGGATAATAATGGAAATGTCCACGTCGCCCTCTTTTATGGCAGTGGTCACTTTATCCTTGTCTTTCCCCAGAAGTTCCTTTTCATAGTTGTATTCAGGGGCTAAATTCAGCTTTTCCTCGTCTGATAAAGCCCTGATGTCGTAGGCTACCGTCCTGCCAAGCGAGGAGTCCCAGACGGTTTTCCCTACGGCAGTACCTAAAATTTGCGCGAAGAAGTTCGCCCGCTGCATTTTCTTTGGCAGTCCCAAACGCCTACGGGCTGACGCAATGACTTTATCGCCTACTTTCGCCGCCGACCGGTCCTCTGAGGAAGAGGAAGCCGGGGTGCATTTCATGTTGTTCCGTCTGCGGTTCATGATCGCAAGTTTCGTTTCGACGTTCGGGGCTATTTCGTTGTAAACGGCCCTCTCCTCCCAATCGGTCAAGGCGGGGATATCCACAACGTCCCCGTAATATCCGTCAATTTCCGTGTATTGGTCGCCGTTATAGAACGCGATATTCAGCCGCCATTGCAGTTCAATGTTCCGGCGTTGCAGTTTCCGTTCCTCGTACCGACCTACGATATCGTTGACGACGGATATCTCAAAAGACCGCTTGACAGACTCGGCGTATTCCTTGTCCTTTAGGTCGTTTTTCTGAATTTCGTCCGGGCTTACGCCAAGGACAAGCTGCCGCAATCTATTAGCCGCGCGGTCAAGCGTTTTAGTCGCCATTTAATTCGCCTTTCGGTTCAATTTTCCTGCGTTGTTCAATGATCGGGTTGGTGTAGGGTATGTGTTCTATTTCCTCGGTGTTCACTTTGTAGTCGGTCAGGGACTTGGCATAGAGCATTTCCATAACCCGTTTCCGTTCGATGTGGTTCAGGATAAGCACAAGCGCAAGCGCGGCGGCAAGCATAATGGTGACTGCCATGCTACTCACCCATTGCCTGTTTCACGGAAACCTCGCGGTGATCGTGCATACAATGGCGGCGGTATTCGTTGATATCGGAAAACGACATTCCGCATTTCTTACAGGCATACAGCTTATTTTCATGTTTTAATTCCGTATTTTGCGGAATTTCTGCATTTTCTCCGTTTATATTCTCATTTTCGTTCGTCGTGGTAACTGTGGTTTCGTTCGCAGGAATGTAAACCGTGTTGTCAACCATGTCCATGGGAACCCAGACGGGTTCCGCGACGTAGTTGGAAAGCAGTTCCCCGCCCTCAGCCACTACCTGTCTTAGGTGGTCTGCGCAGAGATAAACGTGGGTAGACGGGCTGCCCTCTCCGAAACTAAATTCAGCAGTATTCCCGCAGGAATAGACCGCGCAGCGTCTTGGGACCTCAGTTTTACTTACCAATTTTTCGTCCTTTCACTAATTCGATAACTTTGCTTTCCTGCGGAATTTCCCAAGCGTGGTCGCCAAGCAAGGCGCAGCCTTCCAAGCCGCCCTCGCGCCAGTAAGACCGGCAGCCGCTTTCAAGGCATTCCGCGAAACTGGGAATTTCATAAGTGCCGCGTAAAGTAATTCTCTTTACGGTTGAAACTATAAATGGGCATTTCATTATCGCCACGTAGCCATTCTGCCCAGACGTTGCTGGTGCTTGCGAATCCTGTACTTATCAATTTGTATTTCCGTCAGCCGTTGGCTTGACGGCTCCTCAGACCGTTCGGCGTGGTAGAACAAAAGCCCATAGCCTGCCGCGTCGTAATGGTCGTCGTCATGGTCACGGACTGCTTCGGGCTTGTAAGGGTCTACGACCAGTTTTTTCATTTCGTCAATGAGTTTCTCGCAGCAGTCCATGATCTGAATTTTCGCTGAGTATTTCGGCTTGTCGGTAACCTCGTCAACCTCGGCGTTAATGTCGATGATCGGTCTTAAATATTCGTGCCAGACGGCTTTCCTGAGTTTCCGGTCGTTGTTGCAGGGGACAAAGCCTAAGTCAAGCCCGCCTTCGCGGTAGAAGTCGATCAGGGTTTTGTCAGAACCCCGTGACTGAGAGCCGGTCCAAGCGTCCCTGCCGCAAACAAGGCAGTCCAGTTTTTCCGCTTTCATGTTCCCGTCGTCGTCTACGTAGTACATATCATTGGCGAAAATTCTTGCCTGCTCGGAATGCGAAAGCCTTGGGTCTGACCTGTCCCGCGTAAGCTCGTAGTAAATGTAAACTATCCCGTCCTCGTCCACGGCGAATTTGTACCATGCAAACGGGTCGTTGTGGCCGGGGTCTACGGAAGCCCATTTGCGCCACCAGCCTTTCGGCGTGAAAGTGGGGACTACGTGTATCTCGTCCCTGAATTCAGGGAATGCCGCGTCATTGCCGCCTGACAAAGCGTCTTGTTCAGTAGCCGGGTATTCCGCAAAAACAGACGAGCCAAGTGCCATGACCGATCTCTCGTACCATTCGTCAGTCCTTGTAGGGTCGGCGTTCCACGGCAAAAAGATCTTATGGAAGTCTTTCTTTTCCGCGTTCAGCCAAACGTCCTCAAAATAACTGCCCCTTTGGTTAGTCGAAATGCCAATGAACTTGCCGCTTGTCACCCTGTTAATGGTAGGGAACGCAGCCCTATAAATTTCCGACGCGAACCGGTGGTAGGCCCATTCGTCGAAAAAGAAAATATCCCCGGTAACTGACCGACCCGCGCCCTCGGTTGCAGGCTGTACCTTAATTTGGGAAGGTCTGCCCCTGCCGTGGATGGTAATTGACATTGCAGACTTTGAGAAGTAAAGCCCTTTGTAAGTGCCTTTGCCAAGCTCTCCCTCCCTTGCCTTGACCTCGTCCCAGCTTATGATAAGCCATTTCGGCAAATGGTCGAAGATCAGGTATAAACGGTCAATAAGCTCCTTTGACTTTTGCTCGGTCTGGCTTAGTACAAACGCCGAATAGCCGGAGTATTTAAGGACTTGGTGGACTAAGTAGCACAAGACTAGCCATGTCAGCCCTAACTGTCTGGCTTTTAAGACGATGTTCAGCCGGTGTTCCTCAATTTCCTTTAACGCCTGTTTCTGGCTTGGCCACATTTTGAACGGGATAACCGGGGAACGCGGGTCGTCCTTACTTTCGATCTGGCAGTAGTTTTCAATGAAGTCCTGAGTACTCATGTCCCTTGCGTCCCCGAATTCGTTTAGGACGGACGACTTTAGGACGCTAATGGCAACGTCTAACTCTGAGACCGGCATTCTTTCCACGCCCTTGGCGGCTTATCCGGGCCGGGGAACTGGACGGCGATAATTCTGGAGTCCTGCATACACCACCGCACCCCGTTCATTGCGTTCTTGCACAATTCAATGGAAGCGTATTCGCCTAACAAAAAACCGTTCCCGTCCCTGAATAACGCGATCTCGTAATTCCCCCGTTCGTTTACTTGGTCGGAAATACTAAGCACGTCCGTACTTAAAAGGCCAATGTCCAATAAACCGTTCTGGCTAACTATCCGCATTTTCACCGTCCATTTCTATACTTTCATAGTCAGTAATTTCAACCGCTTTAGCCCGTTCAATTACCGCCGCAGCGTCCAATATCATTCTTTGCTTTTGCTCGTCCGTCAAATTGTCTTTCCTATTGTCTTTCGCGCCCAATAAATTGTTCAGCATAAAGGCTTTGTCGGTGTAAATGCCCATAATTGTGGCGGCTTGGACGGCGTTGACTTCGCCAAGCTTGACCTTGACCTGCGCGGAAGCCTTTTCGATAATTTCCAAGCAGTCGTCCATAATGGAGCCAGCCTTGTTTTCAAGGCGCTCTTTCGCGACCGATAAAGCTAACTCTTTCGGTACGCCAAGCTCGTCCCTTTTGTCTACCCAGTCCCTGATTGTCCGGCGGGGTACGCCGATCTCCCTTGCAGCCTGTGGCACGCCGTTGAGGTCGGCTGCGAAAATAGCCGCGTATTTGGTCGCTAACGGGTATTCGGTTTTTAATTCTGTTTCAAATTCGTCCATTTCTCACACTTTGCAACCACGCATTCAGAAACGGTATTACTGAATACCCAAAATATACCAAGCCTTTTTTACGGCCTAAATAATTTTTTTTCATTTGCCTTGCCATGTCTTGAACTCTCTCACTTTCTTGATTAGCGTCTCAGGGTGGCCGTCAAAACATATCGCACGGTCGTCAATGTAGACAAATGCAGTAGGCTTTACCGCAGTAACGTCTTTCACAAATTCGTCTAAACGCCACTTTCTTAGCCAAGCCCAAACAGCATTCTTGCCATAGTCAGTCTGACTGCGGGTGGTGTAAACTACTACCTTGTACTCAGCACTTAGGTCTTTTAGACAACGGTAAATGCCGTCAATGGGCGGGTCGTTCAGCTCTTCCGACCAACCCGAAGCGTAACTGTTTATCACGCCGTCAAAGTCTATCGCTACTACTTGCATATTTTACCAACCCTTTTTTATGCCTTTCTGTGAAATTTTTTTCAAATGCCAACCGAAAATGTGGCGTTAAATGGACGGGGAATATTCTTGAATTTCTTTTAATATGTGGCAATTCCCATACTGTAATTTTTAAGCAGCTTGGTGGCAACTTGGGGCTATCCTAAAGGGTTCTTTCAGTTTGGTCGCAAATTGCCTGAGGGAGACTGATTAAACTTTCCGGCGGGGAACCCAACCGAAACTTTGCGCCTACCCGCCCCCGGTCGGCCTATCCCGTCATGCAGGGTGTAGGGGGGGGGTATGGGGGAGAGCGGCATCAGCGGGGGGCATGGGCGGCTAATTGTATCTGCTATCTACGGAAAAATGTTTTGCGTCCGGATATCCGACGCGCTGTGATGCCCGTAGAGCCGCCGAAGCGATAAGGGTAATAGTTTGGTATGCCTGAAAAATGGGCGGCGTGAACCAAGGCTACCGCGATATGTCTTTTTTCGCGGCATGGTTTCGCGCGTCCTACGGGCGGGAGTTGATATGACTTACAAGGGTGATAACGGGCAAGGATACGATCAACCACGGACGGATACGGCGGCAACACGTCAGCTATTTATTCAGCCTATTGTGTTCCCAAAGCTACCATTTAATGGTTCTGTTTCGTAACCTAATTTATGTAAAACGTTGATATTCCAACGTTTGTACCATGCTCAACTATTCCTTAAATGTACGTTTTCGGAATAGTCCAGTTTCTGGAAAGTGTTTTTGTTCTGCAATATTGCATTTGCGGTATCGTGTTTTTTATTTTGTTTCCCGCGAATGTAATGAGCGGGAGTAGGTAGTAGCTATCAATATCAGATAGAGTGTATATGCCGTAGAATGTAGTACCCTGTTTCCCGCCTTTGTGTCCTGCTATTGCGAGCGTGTGTTGTCTATCTAATATCCCGGTATCAGCCTATATGCTGTAATGCGTGTTATGCCCTGCGCGGTGTGATCGGTGCTATCTGCTAATGTCCGTGTCTGCGGCAGTATCGCCCTATCTGTCTGAGTGTCCCTGTGATCGTCTGCCATCGCCAGTAGATAATGTGCATACTATCGGTGTATGTATGCGCCCGGGAAATAGTCTGTATGAGCCGCGCCGCCGTGGTTATGTGCCGGCATTGGACGTTGTAGCCGTCTATCGTCGTATGCGGTGAGGGTCATATCCGGGTTAGCTTGCCTATATCGTCCCATGCGCTTGGTGATATCGCTGACCTGCGCGTCTGTCAGTAGCTGCCCGTCTATGCGCTCAATTATTATATGTACTCTATCTCTCATGCTTTTCCGTCCTTTTTGCCCGTTTGGAAATAAATGCCACGTCCTGTAATGACTTCTAAGCCGTTTTCCGCCGCCCGGTAATAGTATGACATGGCGCGTTTTGGCGTCATTATGGCAGCCTGACACGTGCGGCATTATCCCGGCGCAGCGCGTCCAGCGTCTGCCGGAGTGCCCTGTTATCGCTGTATAGATCGGCGCACGTCGCATACAGGTGTGATCGGCACTTTCCCGCGCGTCCCGGACTGCGTACCGTGCCGGATACCCATGCAGGACAGTATGTACATATCCCTTTTTTAATAGGCGCGTTCGCCGGGGTTATGTTGTGCGCTTCGTCGTGTGTCATTGCTTTCCGTTTCTGCATTGTCCCATATATCGTACAATGGTTTTTGCGATATGGCATAAAAAAAAGTACTGCGTCCAACGCACAGTACTCTGACTATATCCATTTTAACACTTGACATGGGCCTGGACGCCATTTCTGAATATTTAGATATATTACGTGTTTATGACACATTGCGAAAAGTGCTTGACGGGGGCAATGAAAACCACTACAATAATGTGTATCATAGAAAACATTGTATTGCACGTTAACAGCTAAATAAAGGAGGTGATAGGAATGGCGGATAAAGTTATCAGTATCCGCATGAACGCGGAAGTCTATAAAAGTTTGAAAGTCTATGCGGCACAACATGATATGACGATCAGGCAGGCATTGGAAAACGCGATCAAGGAATACACCAAAAAGTAAACAGTTCCCCCGGCAAAGTTTTTGCAGACACAACCGGAGGAACAACCACAAAACACCCGAAGGCATATTGTTATTTTTATTATAGCACATTTGCCGCCGGGGGAACAAAGAAAAGAGGTAAATGTGATGATAAACGATAAATTTTACAACCAGTCCATGGACGATGTGAAAATGTTGTTGGATGGGTTAGGTTACAACTATACGGAAGAGTATATAGACCTCAACCTCTCGCAGTGGCGCGAGAACAAGTATCCCATTTTTGCCATGCTGTCAAAGTCAAAAGCATGGGACGCGCGGCGCATGGCGGTTATCGTCAACACGTCGTGTATGCACACGGTGACGGCGAATGAAGTCATGGAGGCGGCGCGTAACCTTTGCCGCGAATGTTGGCATGGCGGGACAATAGAGGAATGGGTGCTGATGCGCCTACACGCCTTTGACTCGTACGCAGAACTTGGCATGGCGGCGGCGAATAGATCGTCAAATTTTGAACCGGATGCGGAATACAATAAAAACTGGAACAAAATGCCTGACCTGTGCGACAGCCACAAATACCCGGACGGAAAGAAAAAATCGCGCGTCGCAACGGAGATATGCAAGGCAACCGGGATGGATACCCATGAGAACTTTAGCAAGGCGTTCGCGAAATTCTCGGACATGTTAAAGGGCGAGTATGAGGAGAAAATAAAATTAGTTTTCTCCATTCACCCGTGCGACTTCCTCTCACAGTCCCATGGAAACTCTTGGGATAGCTGCCACAAAATTTACCTTCACGATCAGGGATGTTATTCTGCCGGTTCAGTGTCGTATATGGTGGATAAAACGTCATTAGTCGCATATGTCGACCTGTCGGAAGATACGGATACACCATGGATGGGTATGACAAAGCGCAACAGGGAAATGATATTTGTCGAATTCGTGAACAACATCCCGGTTTTTGTCACATCGCGGCTGTACCATAATGACGACGACAGCCAACTAAAAGACGCGATCAGAATTGCATTTGAAAAAGTCATTTCGGAGGCGGGGAATATCCCTAACCAGTGGAGGACAAAAACGAGCGGTTTCAGCGTAGAGCGGGGAAGAGGAAGTTCCGCATACCCGGACTATGAGTGTATGGCGTACCTGAAATATGTGTATAATTCAGTGTTTTTTGACCATGCGCCGATAACTAAATTTTACGCAGGCGGTCAAGGGTACTGCACGATTTGCGGTCATGCATATAGCATGGGCGACCAGTTCACACGGGACTGCTGCCGCAACCATGGCGGCGAAATCGGTTATTGTATCCATTGCAACGAAACACTGTATGAGGGCAGCGACTATACAGAGGACTGCGACGGTAACTTGTGTTGCGATAACTGCCGGGATAACAGCTATGTGTATGTATGCGAGGACTGCGGGCGGTTCGTGGATTATTCCGAAGCATGCGAGGACAACTACGGAAACGCGATATGTCAACGGTGTTTTGACAATAATTATTGGATATGCGACGGATGCGAGCATATATGCCGTGACGATGACGCGCATATTGGAACGCATAACGGAAATTACATTTGCGAGGACTGTTACAGCGATGACTATTTCACGTGCGAGGACTGCGGAGAGGTTTTTCTCAACCGCGACGCGCAAGTTTTAGCGGATGGGCGGTGCATTTGCGATGGCTGCTATGAAGATGGCGACTATTTCGAGTGTGAGGACTGCGGCGCAATTTACCATATCAGCGAGGGCGCGGAGATCGACGGCGAATATTATTGCAAAACCTGTTATGCAGACCACGACGACGAAACAGACGAACCGCAGGACGCGCCTATGCTTGATGCGCAATACGACAATATCCATGCGCTATTTTTGAATAGGTTTATTACCGAAGATGAGTATCTGCATTGCGTACCAAAAAATGTATATGCAGTTCTCCATGCGCCCGAAGCCCAAGATGCGACGGAAAGAGAGGAACACCATGTATAACAAAAGCACGTTAAAAGCGTTATATAAAATGACGCAAAAGGAAGTAAGGAACTATGCGAAAAAGGAACTGGAAAAAATGGACTATACCATTCTTTCCAAAGCTAAAGACGGTTTCCTTTACGCCACGAGATACCGCGAGAATGACGTTTTGATCGTTGCCCATATGGACATTGTAGGCAAAACCCCGCCTACCGTAATCCGCGACCACGGCGGCATTTTAACCGGATACCATGCCGGAAAGCGGTGCATTTTGGGCGGCGATGACCGAAACGGTGTTTACGCTGCATTGAAACTTGCGTTAGTATCGGGATGTTCCGCGCTACTAACGGAGGATGAAGAATGTGGGGCAATAGGCGCGACGGACTTTGAAATGTCGAAGATATCGCCGGATGTGAATTTTATCGTCGAAGTCGACCGAAGAGGCGTAAATGATGCTGTTTTCTATGGCTGCGACAATCCAAAATTCACGAACTTTGTAACGTCTTTCGGTTTTTCGGAGGAGCAAGGCAGTTTTTCGGACATATCCATTATCGCGCCGGGTATCGCCGCCGGTGTCAACATTTCCGCAGGGTATTTCAATGAGCATACCGCGCGGGAGTTCACGGACTTCCATGCATTGGAGCGGAATATTGAGAGGGTTTCCCATATGCTTAACGCTAACAGATCGTTTGAGTATATCGCCGCCGAACCCGTATATAAATACTACGACGACAGTTATTACTACGGCGGCACTTACAGCAAATGGACGTATAAAACAGAGTATATCCCGGACTATACTATTGACGACATAGACGACATAGAAGCGGAACTGGAAGAGCTAAAAGGCGAGATAGCGGAGTGCCAGAATGAATTGACGGGCGATATTGACGATGAGTTCTGGTCAGACCTAATAGCGGAGGCGTTGACGCGCAAGGCAGAGCTGGAAACTATGCGCGACGAATTGCGCGATGAAATTTACAGCGGTTATCCTGCATTGGCGAATTGAACGACGACGACGAACCTATGACGTTTTGGGACTATTTTTCGGACGCATTAGACATTGAGTACAGAGTTAGGAGGTAATGAAATGAAAATTATCGCAGTACAAATAAACCCGGAATATATGGAAACGCCAATGTCAATTTTTGGTGTACCAGAAGATATCATTATCACGGGAAACAGGTATTTTGACGATCACGTGACGACAGACTATGAAAATGTCGTACGCGCGTTGGAGTCCGGCGAGGATATGGATAGCTTTGGCGACGGTTACAGTTGGTATCGCAATGCAACGGACTTTTTTACGACAGAACTGCCGCGCGACAGGAAATATACAACGCAGGAAATAGGCAAATTGAAAAAATTGTTTGCGGCGTACGGCGAAAGTGATCGGGACGACGCAGAAATAACCGCGAAAGTGCTATCTCTCGTAACCGGACTAAATTACAAATGGCATTGTATCAGTGGTTATAGTCAAAGTGACTGGAACAATTTGCTATGCCCGGACGGTTACGACGTTCGCGCGTTGGAGTCTGAGTACTTCGGCATGGGCGCAGAATACAGCATTGCCGTTTTAGACGACGAAACGAAAACGGATATTACGGATGCCGAAGAATTGCAGGAGTACGTATGGAGCTACTTAAACACAAGTTGCCAGTATTTCCCCGACGGCTGCAACGTGGCGGAGCAAATAGCGCAGGAATACGGCGCAGACGTTAAAGACGTTGTGATCGTAAAGTTTGACGGCTACGAAAAAATAGAGCGTTACAAAATAGCATAGCACCCAAGCGAAAACGCAAAAAGTTAAAACGGAATAGAGAAGTGTTAGCGGAAATGCAGCGGAGATATGCCGTATATCGGAACGACGAATACGGATATATTACCCATTACATTAACGCGGAAAACAATATTGTTATCCGTGTTGAATATGGCAGCCTGTCGCATAACCGCCCAGTAGGGTTTACGCCGTTTGTTGGCGGGAAAGCGTTTCGATCATGCCAAAGGCTTAAAGACGCGAAAGAGTTTGCTGAAGCGATCATAAAATTCAAAAGTGAGATACCGGATATTGTAAAAAGCGTAACAATCGAATAGGTTAAAACAGGAAAAGGAGATAGAAAAATGGAAAAATACTATATTGAAAACCGTGTAGTGAACCGCGACACGGGAATTGACTGGACAGGCGACTGCATAGGCAATACCGGCGCATTTATGGACGGAATTGTTCACACCGAAGATGGAAAATACTACGTCACCGACGCGGAAACGCTGGAATGGTGGAATAGTTTTCTCGAAGGCGTGCAGGAGTCCCACGAAATCGACGCGAAAGCCAAAGACGCTATATGGAAATATGCCTGCGATCACGACGACGGGACACGCGAAAACGAAAAAAACAAAGTAGCGGAAATGATAGAACGCGAGTATTTCCGGCATTACGATGGTTGCGAATACGGCGACGAAATGACGGCGGCGCAGGACGGCATGGACTATCTGCGCGACGAATACGGAATAACAATAGCGGCACTTGAATTGTAGCGATCACGCCCGGAGCAATCCGGGCTTTTTTTATTTCCCGGCACAATCAGACCGCCAAGTTTTTGTTTCCCTGAACCGGTCGAGTCGAATTCCCGCCGCCGCCCAGCGTACCCGGAATATGACGGCATACATGACGGCATATATATGAGTCCCCGAAATTACATTCCGAAAATTGCGTCCAGTTTTTGCATTCCGGTATCTTTCCGGTATATTCAGATCACCAAGTCAAAACCGCACCAATCACCAGATCAATTCTGAGCCGCCGCGCTCGTTGCCCGCGTCTTGTTTTCGCAAATGAAATTGCATTCTGGTACTTTGATACCCCCTGAAATTACATTCCACGTTCCCGCGCGTGTTTTTGCTTTCCGGTATATTCAGACCGTTGCGACCGCGAAGTGCTAAACGGACTGATCGTAGCATAGCCCTGTGACCCAGCCAGTAGCCCATGCGACGGGTTTTAGCCTGATCGGGTATCAAGTATCAGCCTGTGAAATTGTATCTGGCGCACCGGAACGGTTTTTTGGTTTCGGAATTATGCAAACGGCGGCACGTCGTCAACTGTTTCCAATAGGCTACCCGGCACGTATTTGTTCCGCATACGAATTATAAAGTCCTTTTCACTTTCAGCGGCGTGAATGCGTCGTGGATAACCCACTGGGTTTTTTCGGTTTCCAGATAACCCACTGGGTTTTTTCGGTTCGCGTTTTTGAGATAGGAATTCCCTAACCGTTTCCAGATCGTCGTCCTGCAAGCTGAAACCTTTGAATACTGCGTTGTGGTGTTCTGTGTATGCCTTGCAGCTTGGCCAGTCAAGGAATATCCGGTTTACCTGTTCGCCGTCGCGTTGCGTCACAATGTAGAATAGCTTTTTAGCCATTAGCTTTCCCGAAGCACTTTGCACCACGCGCATTCTTCCGGGTCAAGGCTTCGCTCTTCCAGATCGAATTTCATGACGTTATGATCGTACTCGAACAGCGTTTTCGCAAGGCTACAAGGAATGCTTTCGTCGGTATGCAAAGCGCACGGACATTTTTCACAGCGTTCAAACTGAGCGCACCAGCTTCGCGTTAGCTCATACACCGGAAGCAGATCGGCAAATTTTACTTTTTCCATTTTGTTCTCTCTTTCAGCAACGTGGAAATCAAAATTCCAAAACCGCGTTTTCGAATCGCATTTCCGTTTCAGAATCGCAGATAATTGTATCGCCGTGATAAGTGACTATGTATCCTTGCTTTTCAAGTTCCTCAACCGCATGGGCGACGCGCACAACGTCTGCGTCAAATATTTTAGCAAGCCCGCGAACCGAAAGATCAATTTCTGCGCCGTTCGGAAGTCCGAGCAATCGCGTCAGCAATCCTAACGCTTCCAACGACAGGCTTGTGTCCCGCACGGGCTTGTTGCTAATTATGGTGTAATTGTTATTTGTTATTTTTGGCATTGTGTCCTACCTTTCGTTATTTACTACGGGTCAACTGACCCATTTTGGCTGTTTGTTTTTCCCAACAGTGTAACCCCCCTATCTTGTTGGTATTTCCCAACAGTGTACGCATTTTTCGCTCATTTCACTGTTTGTTTTTCCCAACAACAGTGAGCAAATTTATCACGTTAGACTGTTTGGAATCCCCAACACTTTTATTAAACTTTACCATACCTACGCTGGTTTCCTTTTTCGGTCTTGCTGCTCTGCGCATTCCGCTCGTCGTCATTTGGTTCGGCAGTACCTCGAATTCGGACGTACCCCATTTTTGCCACATATCCGAGTATCGGTAGATCGAACTTCTGCGCGATATCTTCCCACTTGCAACGCAGACTATGAACCCGTAAGCGATCAGCGCGTCTATGTCCTCATAGAATGGTTTTCTGTAATTATCACGATATAGCCCATATATTTCGCAGTACTTTTGGCGGCTCATTGTAAAGCATTCCTGCGCCTGATCTTCACTCATTCCGTCAATGCGCGGCTTGCGTTTCTCGGCGTAAAGCTGCCCCTTGCAAGTCAAATACAGAACCTTTTGCCTTGGCGTAAGCTGTTTCCACGCTTCTGAGCGTAGCATTGACTCGTAAATATTCGCCGAAGTATCGCCCATCTTTTTATCCTCCCCGTTTGCGTCCTTGACAATATATACCCCCATACTCTCGAACGGCTTCTTTACGTATGTTCTCCCAGACTTTCTTTTTAGCGCATTCCTATTCGCCATGTTTCTACCTGCTCTTTCTATGTTATACTGTGCGTGTCGGTATGCTTGCTACCTGCGGCATATCCGGCAACCCGCCTTGGCTCGCACCTTGGCGGGATTTTTGTCCAAAAAATAAAAGACCAATTTTAACATTTTCCGATTGCCAAATTGATCTCCTTTTCTGTCCCGTATATGAAACTGCTTTGCCGTTCCCGGCGAAAACGCAATTCCATGTTGGTATATTTATTATACCGAATATGCGTTCACAATGCAAGCGGAACTGCGCAATATCTTACCAAAACCGACAAAAATAATACAAACCCGTTATGGTATAATATCTGCATGATTTCCCCATAACGCGCTTGCTGAATTTCCCCTCGGCGGCGCGTATTTCGTTTCCCGGATACCGGACACAAACTGAGATACCCTTATTTGCGTCAGGAGCAAGGACAGGAACAAGGAATTTACAACAAACTCCCCTTTTAGGTATCAAACTATGGCAAAGGGTAGTTTATCGCTCGGACTGCACTACGCGCGTAGGGTTTCGCGGAAATGGGACATAATTGTGGGACAGCTACAATAGTGGCAACTCAACCCGGAATATCCCCCAAGTCAAGCTCCCGGATAACGGTGTCAAAAAATTGCACGATCTCTTTGCGGAACGCCGCAATTTCCCACGGGAATATATTCTCAAATTCAACCACCGGGATATCGTCCTCGATCACAGCCTTTACGCACATTCTCGCTTTCCCGTACAATGCCGCCTTGTCGCCGTATTTCCGTAGCATATGGTTCGGTATCCTGCGCCCCCTGCCTACGCCTTGGTATGCTTTTTCAACTGCGTTTACCATGTCTTTGTTGCGCAATACGAACCGCTGCAAGTCCTCGATCATTGCGACGCGCTCCCCGATCTTGTCCGGGTACTGCCGTAGGGTCTTTGGCATACCGTCGTTTTTCGGGGATAGCACTTGCCCACGTAGTTCCAATATGCGCTTTTCCGCTTCTTCCACCTTTTTCTTCCGTTCCGCGTGTGTGCGTATGATCTCGCGGGCGATCAGCCGGTCAGGGTGTGACTTTTCTATGTGGTAACGCTCGCGCCGGTCGTTGTATAGCTTTTCTACTTTTCGGACTTCCTTGGGGACGGTGAATGGCATTGGCTCTCCTTCCGTGCATTACGTTGGTACGACAACATTTTTGCACGAAAGGAAAAGCGTTTGCAAGGTCTATTTCGACGTTCTTTTTTTTCGGTGTCTGTCCCTGTCCAGACGCGCCTGCCTGTTGCAAATTTCCCGGCATTCGTCGGAACAGTATTTTGCGCTATTCGACATTGCCACGAACCGCTTGCCGCACAATTGGCATTCGCGGATAGGGTGTCCGTATTTGTCCTCGTCATTATCCTCGTCTTTCGGATAGTAGCAGGACAATTCGGATACGTCCTCCAGCTTGCAGTAGAACGGGCAGGGTTTCCGCATTTCGCATAGCATATAGCTTAACCCGGCGCAGTAGCCGCCACGGTTCATCACGCACCCCAGCTTGGTGGACTCCTTGCTCGAAACGTGTTTCATTTTCGCGCACTCCCCGCCTGTACCGGTGTCGTCAATGCTTTTTCAATGTCCCAGCCATACGTATAGATTCGAGCGTGTAGCGTTGTTACGTTAATTCCCGTGTCTCTCGACCATGCCGAAAGCCCCTGTGATTTTCCACTGTAAGAAATGATCTGTGCGCTTCTGCGTTGACGAGAAGGAATTGTTAGCGCATCCTCAACACTCCAGCCGCGATCAATACGATCTAACAAGTTTTGCTTATTGATTCCGATTTCACGCGCCCAAGCACTTGCATTCTGAGATTTTCCGCGATAAGTAAGGATTCTCAAACAGTGTTTTTGGCGCGGAGCCGTTAAAGCCTTTTCAAAATTCCAGCCTCTCTGCAACCTACTTGACAATACTGGTCGCGAAATATCAAGAACCTCTGCCCATTCGGAAACACAATGGGTTTCGCCGTTGTGCGTTAATAACTTATTGGTTCTCCTGTTGCGCCCCTGTTCTTTCATAGTTGCCCAGCGGCAGTTTTCCGGGCAATAGTCGCCGTCGTTATCTATGCGGTCAAGCGTGAGATCGTCTCGGTATCCGTGACCCAAAGCCCAATCGCGGAATGCTTCAAAAGACTCGCGCCAGCTACGGCAAACACGAATTCCACGACCGCCGTAATTCTTGTACTGATTGTTTTTCGGGTTCTCGCAACGCTGTATCATTTTTTCCCATATACCATACAACCTTGTTTTGCATTCTCCATGCCTTGTGTGAGTTTTGCGATAAAGGCATCCACAACTTCTTGTGTCACCCCTTGACAAATGCGTTCCAAGAACTTTACATACGTTTCCGCAGTCGCACCGGCACAGCCACATCGCCTTTCCGTGTTTGGTTGTGCCAGCAAACTCTATCGCGATTAGTCTGCCAAAGCGCATTCCTGTTAAATCTTTCATTTTCTCCGTCAGTTTATCGCTCATTTGCGTCCTCCTTGTGGGTATCTACGCTGTGGGTATGTATTGCAAGCCGCCAGCCAAGTACCCACTCTAACTCGCGTATTGCGGCATTGTTCTGCGCACTCCGTTCCATTTTGCGCAGTTCATTCAGCCGGGAAAGTACCTCTGGTTCAGTTCTCATAATTGCTCCTATTCCGAAAACACCGCGTCAATTTTATACAACCCGCCACTCAGCCTTGCAATTCTGTCACGTACCCAATTCGGCGTGGTTTTCAGTTCTTTCGGGACGACGTAGGTAAACGTGTAGGAATTGCCCGTGGTCAAATTTTCAATTGTGATCTCGTATTTATCCATAGCGCACCTTATTTCAACCATGACGGCAGATCGTCCGGCTCGTCAGCAACCGGGGCGGGCTTGTCGGGTTTCTTGCCGTCAAGGAACTCTATGCGGTTTACAATGATATCCGTCGTGTATACGGTCTTGTCGTTTTTGTCTTTGTAGCTACCGGTCTGGATAGAACCCTCGATAGCCACCTTAGAACCCTTGGCGCAATACTGCTGAATTAGGCTCGAAGTTTTGTCAAAAGCCACGCAGGAAATATAGTCTGAGCCTTTGTCTTTTCCGCGGCTGACACCTACTGTAAAGCGTGTCACAGCCAGCCCCGTTTGCGTTACTTTGGTTTCCGGGTCGCGAACCAACCCGCCGATCAGAAAAACCTTGTTCATATTTCCTCCGTTTCTTTAATTCCGCTAACCATTTCGTCAGCGTCCAAGATTGATAAAAGTTCCGCATTTTCTTCGCGAAGAATTTTGTTTTCAGCTTTCAGTTCGTCGCGTTGGTGGGTAAGCCCCTCGTGCGAGAAAGCAAGGTTAATATAGGCATCAACGAGCTGGTCAATGTTGCGCTTGATCTCGCACTCCAGCGAATTTAATTGTTCAATATTCATAACCATTCCGTCCTCCTATTCGCTCAATTCCAAACTGCACACATCCGGTTCGTCATGCCCTATCTCGCGCGTTGTGATATTAGTCCCTTGCAACCGCAGAATTTCGCGATATGCCCACGCGCCTACGGTTTCGGGTTTCTGGCAGAATACCGCCTCCTCCACAAACAGCCTCCAACGTATAGCGTCCTCGCTGTCTTTTATGCGTTCCAGTTCTTCCTCGCTGGTGATCGGCCTTGCGTCAAGACCGTGTTCCAACTCGCAGACATAAACGCCGGGTGTGACATGGCAAGTGTCGTGCGCCCTTATCGCCGCTGACATTTCGGCGCGGGTATCCGCAGTACACCCGTTTATCATCCGGTTTGAAACTACCGCAGGGGTGATACCCAATTCGTCAGCCAATTGCTTGTAGGAAATGCCATGCTTGTCCATTAGGTCGAAAATTCCAAGCATTGAGCTGTCTATGTGCAGCCTTCTCCTGTGTAAACGCGGATTGCTGAACTGCTTCCAGCCTTCGCGCTTATCGCTCTTTATCTCCGCGTACCCGTCTACGTAGGGACTGTACCCTGTTCCTGCCAATTCTGTACTCATTTATTTTTCCTCCTTGTCGTTTATTTCTACCCACGGACACCATTCAGGCACGGGGTACATGATAAAAATTCCGTTGTCGTAACGTCGGTCAAGTTCGACTTCCCAGCGGTACACGTCTACTACGCCGCCCAGGCAGATCATTGCGCTGCAATAGAATTCGCCGCTTTCCTGAATTTCCGTGAAACACGGGCAGTTATTACAGTCGTTCGGTTTTTTCATGTCTAATGCGATCATTTCAGTCCTCCTTTCCAAGCAGTCTGATATTGTCGTCGTGGACATTCCCAACAACCTCGACTGCGCCAAAGAACAGGTTAAACCCCACAGCGGTCTCGCCAAATGAGTCGTCAAGCGTCCGTGTTCCGGGCTTTAACGTCTTTACTGCACAACATTCGCAACCGGCGCAACTGTTTTTCATTGCGAATTCCAGTATTTCGGCCCTCGCCTGCCATTTATCTGCCGCTTCGGCGTAGTCAGCAAGGTGTTTTATCTCGGACTCGGCGCATTCTGCTCGCTTCTTGTACTGCTCCCGTTCTTCCACGATCTTGTCCACGTCGATATCCGGCGCGGCGGCAATGCGCTTGCACGTTTGCAGTTCCTCGATCAGCCCGTCATTTTCGTGCATTAACTCGAAATTCATTTTCTTGTAACTGTCGCGCTCTTCCCATGCACGGTTGCGCTCATCAAGCAGCTTGTCGCGTTCAATTTCAGCAACTCCACGCCTTGCTATGCTGAGTTCGTTCAAGTCCTTGCAAAGCTCCAAGTCATTTTGCAGCTTATCGCGTTCTGCTTCTACCGCTTCCATTTGCGCGGTCAATTCCTCGATCTTGGTTTCAAGTTCCTGCGCCTTGTTGTACCATAATGCTGCGTTTTCCATGCGCTTGTCAGAGATATAAATTTCGCCTTGCAGACGGTTCTTTGCTTCCGATAGCGCGTCAAGCAGCGCGGGGATATCTTTGTTGAACACGGTCGCGAGATCGTCGTCTCGTGCTGGCTCATAAAGCCTCCAGCCGTTTATCACGTATTCGCACCGTTCTTTTATCACCGCTATATCGTTATTTGTTAGCATTGCTATCACCCCTCTCCCATTTCTGTTTTATCGAATTGGACAACCCGTTCAAGACACTCAAATACCGGCTGCTCATCCAACAGGCATTCACGGCTGAAATATGCGCGGCCATCGTTCCTGTCGGTTGGTGTCCAGTCGCCCGTAAGGTATAGCGACGCTTTAGCCGTCAGTATGTTATCCCCTGCAAGGCAGTACCAGACCATAATTTCGTAACACGCCCCGGCTGCTATGACGTATCTGTAATACCCGCGCGATACCTCAGTCCAGTTGTTAAAGTCCAGCATACGTTTGTATTTTTCGCTTGCGCGATCTGGGTCTATCGTATTCATTGTTCGCTCTCCTTTCCCGCTACGTCGTTTGCATAGCGTATCCAGTCGCACCATTCTATTCGGCTTTTATTCATTCCTGACCGCCTCCTTCCACCTTTTCCAGTTCGTCCGCTGTTATCAATGCCGTGTACCACCTGCCCGGGTAAGTGCCTGTTTGATAGGCAATTCGGTATTCAGGCTCATTTCTTCCGCGAAATTCTGCGGTGGCAACTATGACTGCAACTGTCCCGTCCTTCTTAACGCGCACTTTGTCGCCAAACGCGTAGACCGGCTTCTCCGGCTCCGGCGGCTTGATCGCCCAGTTCATTGGCATCGAGTTGGTGCATGGGTGTCCCAGTATGTTATAAATATCGCATCTACTCATACCACAGCCACTATATTCGAGACTGTCATAAATGCTCTCGCAATAATTGAGCATTTCAGCAAGCCGCTCCCGCCAGTCAATGGGCTTGTTTTTCAGCGCGTCCAGTTCGGCTTGCAGGGTGTCGCGCTCACGCCTGATATCTGTCATCCTGATACCTAATTCGTTCCAAGCACTTTCGTAGATCGG